ACATAAGACACGCAAATCGCTTTTATTCTTCATACCTTGGATTGACCAGTTCTGAACAGTCATTGATAGGGCATTTTGGTGAGACTGGATTATCTCTCCCAAGTACTAATGGACAGAAGGTTGCTGTTGTTGAAGAAGAAGGTACAAACACCAATGAGTTCTGTATCCATATCCCAACTGGATTACTTATGGGTACAAGTGCTATCCCACTATCTCGCACGAGTGGTATTGGAGGTCTCACAATTGATCTTCACCTCGCACCTGATAGTATGGTTCTATTTGATACTGGTGGGGACGCTTCTGCGAATGGTCTTACAGACGCATTTTATGAGTTAACTGATTGTCAATTAGTATGTGAAACTCATTCACCAAATGCCGAGGATATGAAGAGAATGCAAGATATGGGTGGTTTTGAATACAATTCTATTTCGGGCTATTATTCTACCATTAACTCCACCAATGCTAATATTAACTTCTCTCTTGGATTATCAAGAGTTGAAAGTGTATTTATGAATTTTATTAATAGTTCATATCTCAATAATCTTGACCAAAACTCTTTACAGACTATCAACCCATTGACTTCTACGGGTGCAGTTGCTGATATTGACCAAGTCGTGTTTACAAAGGGTGGAGCAAGATATCCTCTTGACTATAATATTGACACTCAATATAAAAATGATAATACCAATAAAAAGGTTGACCCACAGGTTATTAGAAACTTTATGAATGCAGTTATACCATACACTGGTATTACTCACACCGCCATTTCACCTGTTAATACTAATAAGAGATACACTACAAATGACAACAGTGTTCTTGAAGGAGGTGCTTTAATGGGTGTGGGAGTAGCCTATGATATTATTGGATCACCAGCAGGTGGTAATTTCTCACAGGACGCTTGGGGAGTACAAATGGACTTGGGATTAACTGACGATAACCCAGTATCTTCATTTATCTTTGTTCACGCCAAAAATACTGTTCTATTTAAAGACGGACAAATACAAGTTGTTTCGTAAATTATAATCTATACTTAATTTTTTAAAACTTTTTTTAATAAATTTTATATATTAAATTATATAAAATGAGTATGTCAATCCCCCCAATGCTTCAACCAGGTATGATTGGTTCTAACCCTGAACAGCGTATTGATACTGATATCCTTGAACCTGTAATTTTTACTGAAACTTTCATTCGTTATGAATTACAGAATAAGGGTCTATTAAATCCTCAATCTCGTCTTACTTTTTCATTAAAGGGACACGGAGATCACGATAGTTTTTATCCCCTTGGAGTTGGTGTTGGTTCTCTTATTGACAGAGCCACTCTCAAAATTGGTGGTAAAACTATTTGTGAAATTCAGGACTTTAATTTTTATCAAGCATACAAGTCTATGTTTATTGACCAGTCTGTAATTAAAGAAAGAGAACAATTCAATTCGGGTAGGTGTATCAGCAATGCCGTTGTATATAATAAGGGTAATGTTGTATCTGAAAAAGTATCTATTGATAACGGCAAGGAGTTTATAGAAAATGCAACTGATAGTAATAGTGAATTAAGAACACACGACTTTCAGAGACTACCAAAAGAACCTGTATTTTCTATTACTCTTGACGACCTAATGCCTGCTTTAAGGGGTATCCAACTCCCGCTCTTTATGTTAAGAAGCGACCAGGCAGTACAACTTGAACTCACCCTTTCGAATAGTGTAGGTGAACGGGCTTCTCTATCGTCTGCTGGTGATAATGGTGGACATTCTTTCACCCTTGACCAAAATGAATGCCGTATGATTGCTGACTACACATTCCTTGACGGTGAAGAAATGAACCAATTTGCGAGTGCTAATAGTGATTTCTCATTTATGTTCCTTGAACCTAGATTGACGAAAACTACCCTTGCAAACCAAGCAGCCGCACAAAATCAAGTGAGAAATGTTGGAGGTGCTGGTCGTCTAGTATCCAAAATGTTTGTTGGTGTATCTTCTGATAAAATGAGTGTTCATTATGGTGCTTCTGAAACTGGTGATCAAAAGAGTTTATTGAATAGATACCGTGGCGTTGCGTGTGAATTAACGGGTACTCGTGCAGGAGGAGATTTGAACTACGGCAAACTTGTCTCTAATGTTAAGAAGAATGACGAGTTCTTATATCCTCTTGACCGTGAGAATACAGCACTTCACTTTCACGGAGTATCTGATACCGAAGGTTCACCACCCCATATCACAAGAACTGAATACGCAAGAGGAGGTGATAGTATGATAAACAGAAAGTTTGAAGGATACCCAATGAATGGTGCTAATGAATTGACTGGTCAGTTCTTTTACAATGCTTATCGTCTCAATGACGGTGAAAGAGTAGATAGCCGTGGTCTTGAATTACACCACAAATATCAGAACCTTGCTGCTGCCGAAGCCCCATATACTTCTCGTTGCTGGATTGAGGTACAGAAGGTTATGAGAATGAAGGACGGTGTTGTTGATTGCTACTACGCATAAATAAATAAGGTCATTTAACATTTTTTTTAATATTTCATATATATTATGAGTGTATATGTGAAATCAGATAATAAAGGTAAAAAACGGAATGATACTCCAACACCATATTGTATCTGTGAGTTTTTACATAAAATATTATCGAATAATTATAATCCAAAAGTTATTCTTGATCCTTGTTGTGGTGATAGAAGATTAACAAAAGATTTTGATTGTGAGATAATAAATTATGAAATAAAAGAAGGTAAAGATTTTTTAAAAGAAGATAAAAAAATAGATTGTGATATGGTAATAATGAACCCACCATTCAATATAGGATATGGACGAAAACTTGCTGTTGAAGTATTTATGGATAAAGTATTAGAATTATGTGATAATGATATACCAATTATAATGATATGTCCTATGGGATTTAGATTAAATCAAAGGATATCTTCAAAAAGGTGGAGAAATATGAGAAATAATTATCCTAAAATTTGCTCAATCATATCTCTACCATTAGACATATTTGAGGATACACTTTTTCATTGTGAAATATTATGTTTTAATTGTGATAAATTAGAACCTCATTATTTTTTGGATAATATTTAAGTTTAATTAAAAATCTTTTTTTATATATATATTATAAATGACAACCAAAGAAAATCTAACTGAAACGATAAAGAAATCAAGACCCAATGCAAAAGATACAACTGTCAAAATGTATGTCTCTAACCTTATGAAATTAATGAAATTATTTGATAAAGACGATTTAAAGTTCTTAAAAGATATTGACAAAATAAAAGATAAATTAAGTGAATTACATTATACAACCCAAAGAAATTATTATAATTCAATTATTGTATATTTAATGTCTATTACAGAAGAACCTAGTGAAGACAAAACAATTAAAGAATATAATTCTATAAGGGACGACTTAAACAAGAAGTATGAAGAAGAACAAGCCACTGGTACAATCAGTGATAAACAAAAAGAGAACTTTGTTGATATATCAGAAGTAAACAAAATGATTGAACAAATGGGTCAAGAAATTAAAGAAAGAAAGATCAAGAAAAAAGAAGATTTAACGGCAAAAGATAAAGCATTATTGCAAGTATATATTATTTATAATATTTATACAAGGATACCATTGAGAAATGATATCAGTGAAATGGAGGTAATAAATAAAAGAGCATATAATAAATTATCTGAAACTGAAAAGAAAGAAAAGAATTATTTAGTAATCAATAAGAACTCAATGTTTTTTGTTCTAAACAAATTTAAAACAAGTTCAAAGTATGAGGAATTAAAGATTGATATACCAAAGGATTTAGAAAAATTATTGAGATTATATATTCGAATAAATGGTATGGGTGTATTGTTTAAATCAAGTACAGGAAAACCTTTATCAAGAAATGCTTTAAGTCAATTATTGATAAAGACAAGTAAAAAGTATATGGGTAAATCAATCTCAACAACTATGTTGAGAAAGATATATTTATCAAGTAAATATTCAAAGGTCAAAGAAGAAATGGAGAAGGACGCAGAAGTAATGGGTCATAGTGTTGGAATGCAACAGGCTGTATATGTTAAGAAGAAACAAGAAGAAGAAGAAGAAGAATAATTTATTCGGTTAATTATTGAAAATAAAATCTTGTTTTATTATATAAATGGTTTGGAATTTAGTTGAAGATTTAGAATGGGGACATTTGAATGAAAGAAAAGTTTTAAAGTGGTTAAATGAAAATGTATATTCAGAGGATATATTAAAGTTATATAAGAATGAAAAGAAACAAGTTGATTTTAAGAATACTCAAATAATTGGTGAATTAAAATCAAGGACAAATAATTATTCAAGATATCCAACAACATTTTTTGGATATAATAAGATAAAATATTTATTAAGTAAAGAAGGAGAAAATAGAGACTTTAAATTTTACTTTTTATTCAAAGACGGATTGTATTGTTGGGATTATAAAGAAGGACAATATGAAGTAAGGGATTTTAACCATAGAGAGAGAGGAGTTAAAGAATATGTATATGTACCAAT